TACTTCACCAGATTTTGTATTATATTCTGCGGATGATATTCCAGAATTGAAATAACTTCCTAACTGATAGGTCCTGTTATTTATCACGGTACTTATACCAGTAAATCCAATATCTACAGGTAGATCTGTATTTTGGGAGGTAGATCCAGTTATTATTAAACTCCCACCACTTTCAGGGAAAGAATTGAAATTATATATTTTATATCCTACTCCAATAGTAGCAAGTCCAACTGGTTGATAGTACTTCAAAACTCCAGTAATATTATTCCAGGATGCAACAAAGCCAATTGCAGTTTTTCCAGTGCCTATTGTTTGTTTAATTATTGCATCTGCCGGATATGTACTTAATGTGGTAATTCCGGACAGTTTTAATGAATTTAATGCACTGGCTTCAAATTTATTGAGAAGTTCTACATCACTACCCACGGTAGTTGGATTTTTTATAATCCCAACTCTAGCAAAATCATTTCCAATAATAGTATCTGGGTTGCTTTCATCGGTAACATACCTACTATACACTAATACTCGGTATGCCCCCAATTCTCTATAAATATCATATCCATGGCCTCCTTTTGGGGGAATGATTACATCAAATTCAGCTAGAGTTCCATTATTTGTTAATGCGTCGGTTATCTCAGGTGCTCCGGGCTCAAATCGTACAATACCTTTGGTATACCCAACCCCCCCATCAGAAACAAAAACATCTGATACTCTGCCAAATGAATCTACCGTAATAGTTGCTTTTCCTCCAGTACCATCTCCCAATATGGGAATATTAGTAAATGTTTGTGATATTGGCTGATATTCAGACCCTCTACTTTTTACCGATATGATTTCTATTTTCCCATCTATTGCATTTTCTTTTGTTGCTACTGTATCCCCAACTTCTCCCCAATTTTCTGGAACAGGTATGAATTCAATAGTATCAAACTTAACTATTTCACTGGGTTTTATTGTATATAAGTATTTCCAAACATATCCATCTCCACTAGTCCCAGCTGGTCTTGGCTCCAAATCTATAAAATTTGGCTCATCAAAAGAGGGCTTTCCTCTTGGAAAATCTGGATTTGATCCATTCTGTAGACAGATGTAAACTCGTAAATCATCATTTACGACATAATAATTTGCTCCATATAAACTTGGTTGAGAAGTTATTGGAGTCCTGTTATATATGGTATAGTCATGTCTATACATTTCATATGTAGTTCCCGCAGACCATTTTATTTTCCTAACTACTCGTCTCATATCATCTTCGGCCACTCTTTTTAACGTAAGTATCGTTTCCTTTACTTGATACTCTTCTTCAAATCCATCTACTGGTGGTGGCCCTTCCCCCCAATTCGGAGTTCCATATGCTAAAGTATTTCTGTGATTTGGTTGCCCAATAAAAGTATAATATCTGTTAGAGGTATTGCCGACAGAAACGAGACTTTTAATAAAAGTCTCTGCATTCATTACTCTAAATTGATCGGTTATTATTGCAGACATTTTTAATCTTTTTTAATATTTATGGAGATTTAATTTACTGAGCGTGTTCTAAAAATTATTGGTCCAGTTTCCAATCCAACTAACCCGTTGTCTTTATTTACTTCAAATGATTTTGGGTTTTCTCTAGCTCGATTTTGATAATCATATAATATTCCAAAGCTATATCTACCATAAAACCCAGTAGTATTTAGCCCAACATTAATTATGATATTATCAGCACCTACATTTGGCACTGGCGCAAAAATGCACCTTACTGTGGATATACCTAAAGAACTGTCGGTTGCATTCTCTACCCTATATATGCCGTCAATAAATGTTGTCGCAGTTGCAACTTTTGATGTTGGATAATTTGACATCCCACCTAAACTGGTTGTTATTCCAGTTAATGCATGTCCGCATATTACATTACTATCTGATATCACAAAGTAATCTCCAATAGACAATGGAGTATATTGCATATTCGGTAATATTTCTCCAGTATAATTTTCAGACTTTAATGTAAAAATTATAGCTGGAGAAGTAGTTCCAAATCCAAGATTTCCAGTTGCAAAAACATTTATATTAGTTATTGTTCCAAAGTCACCTTTAGATTTTATAGAAAATACTTGTTCTTTTTCGCAAGTGTCCGTTTCTACAATAACTGGAGTTTTCATTGTGGATGAGTATCCAAATCCCCCATTTATTATAGTAATTTTTTCCAAGGTATCATTTAACGATGTAGAAATTGCAATGGCTTTATTCAACACTGGAGTTGAATAGGATATATATCCAGTTGTCCCTACCGAAACATATTTTTCATCAGTATCATCGTTACCAATTGATATTATATCTAATAATCTATAATTATCATCAACTTCTCGCATAGTCCAATCTGATATATCAATAGAAAAATATAATTTTCCAGTTTCATCTAGAATAGTATATAATTTGTTATTATAATTTATTTTTAATATATTGATATTTGCTAAATTCGTTGTAATTAAATTCCAAGAAATTCCATCAGTAGAAGTCATTATAGTTTTGTTGTTTCCAACAGTTACAAATTGTTCTCCATCCCAAATAACATCATTCAGATTAAATTGAGTTTTCTTAACTGTTACTCGTTCCCAATTTGAACCAGTTTGTGAGTATATAATATCTCCAGAATTTCCTACAGCAACAAAATATTCAGTATTCGAAGTTACTGAATTTATATTTGTAAATCCTACTGTATTTTCATAAATATCTGTTGTTCCTATTCCAACTCCACTGAATACTACTCCATTATTCCCCACAACTACTATAGTATTTTTGATTATATTGAATGTGGCATCATTAAAATTCCCAGAATACTCACTCAATGTAATATTTGGTCTACCTAATACATCTTGAGTTGACCTCAGTAGTGTAACCTTTCTCCAAATTATTGTAGTAGTTAGGCCAACAGAATTGTATACATTACCACTGTTTCCAATTGCCACATATGAATTCTCATATCCAATCACATCATTAAAGTCATAATTTATATTAATTTTATTCCCGAGCTTCCATTCCTCACCATCAATACTTAATGCATATTGGCCGTCTTCCCCAACTGCAATAAATCCAGTTCCATAACCAACAGAATTAAAGTTTAGTGAAGTTCCAAATTTTAGATCGGAAGAGCGTCGTGTAGGGAAAGAGTGTAGATC